GCAACTGCAAGATAAAAATCTATATCACTAGTACCTGGACTAGTTCCACCTGTTGTATTGACATTATTACAACCACTCATTAGCAACCAAACCTTGAATTAAACCAAGTAAATCTTTCTAGTTCTTTTCTTAAATCATCTTGATATGAAAAATTTAATTCAGTTTTAATAGTATCCACTGCACGAAGAATTTGTCTTTGGTTTTCAACATCATATTCTTCTTTTGGTTCTGGTATGTATGAAGTTATTCTAGCCATTATCTTCTTCCATCTGGTTTTACATCTACTCTTAATGTTCCATAACGCCAAGTCTCACCTACAGCATCATTTTCTATTTTAATTGCAAGTAATCTTCCTCTAGCTCTAGTGTCTACTTTATCAGTAGATGATGATATTGTAAATGGTCCAAGAGGTGAACTAGATGCTGTATTATTTGGATAGTCATTTAATAATAGTGTTACTTTTGAATTACCTGTTAATACTTTAAAGTCTGGTATAAATCGTTTCATAGACATAATAAACTCACCATCACCTCTTAAATCAGCAAGTCCTGTTGTCTGACCCAAAGCACTTTGTCTAGCAGATATATCAAAATCACCTGACTTAATAAATGCATCAATAGAAGTTGTACCAGATGAATTGATTTGATCGGTTCCGGTTTCGTGAGCATAGTAAGTGGATGCTCCAAATAAATTAGTAATACCCTGTATTGAAAAATTAGGTGTAGCAGTGCTATCATATTCAGTTGCATAAGGTAAATCAAATACACCTGCATCAATATAAGATGTTCTAGTTAATGATGATGTTGTCCAACAGTTTTCTCCGTAGTTATAAGTAACACATCTATCAATTTGATCTGATAGTGACTTTGGATAAAACCAATTTACTTCATTATATAAAGTATTGTGTTCGGCATAAACAATTTGACCTGCATTATAATTAATACCTAGATTATCTCCTGTAGTTGTAAATACAAAGTCTTCAACTAAACAAGGTATTGCTTTTACTGTACCATCGTACATAAAAAATCCACCTTCACCTGACATCCAAAAAACAACACCATTAGAATAAGTTAATGCATGTTGACCAATCAAACCACAGTTTGTACCAACTTGTTTTACACTAAATGTAAATGGTGGACCAACAAATTGAATTACATAAGCGGAACTGTCTGTTAATACTAACGTATAGTCTTTACCAGATACTGCTCCTACAATTTCATTACCTTTATCAACTCTAAAAGTTCCTGCAGTGTTTGTGGCTGTTGGTTGATAAGTATTAAAATCTTCTTGATTTGAAAATCTTATAAACATTGGATCTTGTGTTGATGAATCCCCAATTGTTGTTTCTGTTCCAAAATGAAATACATGTCTATCTCTATCAGATACTTGGGTCAATCTTGATGCAGTTGGTGCACCCGACATAACTGTTGCTCTATTTGATCTTGGAGAGGATGCGCCTGCATTCCAAGTAAATGTTCTACCATTGTGAATAGTTGCAATTAATATTTCTCCAAAATTATCTAGACTCCAGAAGCCTGGATCCAGAACCACGTTGCTGGTTGTACGCTCAGTACCCCAAGCCTCTTCGCCAAATAAATATGTACCCCAACCATAACCCGCAGTTTGAAAGGTAGGACCAACTATTATATATGGAAGTATTTCTGCTGAACCAGTGCCAGATGTAGTACCCGCTGAATTAGAGGGCATTAATATATCAAATGCATTAGTTGTTACATTTGATATTTCAAATGTATTATCTGTAAAATCAGTTGTTGCATAACCAGATCCTGTTGGAACAGTCACTGAATCAAATGTTATATATCGTCCATTAGACAAACCATGAGAGGTTTTATTAACAGTAACCGTTGGAGATCCAGATGTTGCATCAAAATCCGCTCCAGTAATTGCTGTATCTAATGGAGTGATGTCATAAAATTTTTCACCATAGTATAAAAATAAACCTTGTGATGTACCTATTGCTGTGTATTTTTCACCTGCTAAAGAAGTCCATGCATGTTGGGCTCTAGCTACTCCTGGAATAGTCTCATTATCAATAGTAAGTTGTTGCCAACCACCTATTTTTTCAGGTAAACCATATCTAAATCTTACAAAATCGCCATCAACCCATTGTGATTCTGCTCCAGAATCAGTGACCATTTTGTTAAAACCGGGTTTAAAATTAAGTTTTTGTAACATAGAATTGACATTATAATACTATTTTGCGAATGATGGTAGTCCTAACATCGCTCTTCCATCAAACTTATTTTTAGTAGCAAATGGACCATTTACATGGTTATAATGCAAGAATACTTGACCACATATATTACCTTCAAATGGTTCTCGCCAATGCTCTAATTCACAGCCACTATACACTAGCATGTCTCCTACATCAAGTAATACCTTTGTGCCTTTTGGGGCGTTAGGTTTAATGATTTTTTTGTATTCATCTATAACATTATCTGATCCTGTGCCATCAATAAATATAGACCAAGGATCACCTCCTAGATTAAGTGTGCATGATATCTCACAACTAGGTCTATCTTTATGTCTTTTAAGTTCATCGCCTTTTTTATATGCTCTTGCATAAGAGTATGTTGGTATCAAATCTAATCCTGTATGCTTTTTCATTACAGGTAGCATTTTAACCAGTAAAGTATCCATTACAAAATCACCATAACAAGAGAATGTATTTGGTATTTGTTGATCGGTCCATGTTCCAAGAATTGGAGACTGTGCATGTATATTGTTTTGATACATGTATCTAACAGCATCTTTTTTAAGTAAAAAATAATTAAAAATAAAATTAGCTAACTCATATGATGCAGCTTTTCTAATTACTTGATATTTTTGTTGTTGAAATGTCATAAAAACATACCTTTCTGTAAAAAATTAAATGAAACTGATATTCTTATATCATTAGATTGGTTGGGGTCAACACAATGCATTAACCAGGATGGAAACATAATACATCTTCCAGCGATGGGTTCGTAATGAGTTTCTCTCCATAATCTTGATGGTAATTCACCTTTTTTTTGATTTGGTCTAACCATTGCAGCTGATGATCTTGGGTCATCTATCTTTAAACGTCCTGAGTTTTTAGGTGCTTTAACATAATATACACCTGACCACAAAGAATTTGGATGTTGATGAGCTCTATTCATTCCACCTGGTGGATTGATGTTTGCCCACATATTACCAAGTATAGGCTCACTATCTAAATGTTCTTGATCATAAATTGTTTTTTGACATGCATATAACATATCAACAAGTTTTGCATACTCAGGTAACTCAGCCATGTTTGTAGGCGAGTGCCAACCTTGGATATTGGTTCTTGTTACACCTCTATCTTTATTGGACCAAGCTATGATATCTTTTTCCAATTCTTGATTAAGAGTTGGGTGTTCTATATCTGAAATATAGATAGGTGTTGGAAATAATAAATCTCTATACATTACTTAAAAGGGGTTCCTCCAAACCACATAACTAATGATTGTCTTCTACCGCGTGTTACAGGTTTTACTCTATGCCTTATAAATGATGCAAAAAATATTGCATGACCTTGTTTTAGTTTAGCAACTTTACCTTCCCTCATTAATTCTAGATCTCCACCTTCAAACTCTGATTCAGGTGAAAGTAATAATGTCATAGATATTTTTCTAACAGGAGGTTCGTGTTGCATGTTAACATCATTATCTACATGCCATTCATAAAACCCACCTTCAGGATATTCTGTATATTGTGCCATTTCATTTATTGTCATTCCATCAAAACCAAAATGATTGCCGTTAGTAGCTTTCATTATTTTATCTAAATCTTTGTACATATCAGTCATTTTTTTAAATGGTATCCAACTAATATGTGACGTTCTAGTATTAGTATCTATCATACCACCTTTAATACCTAGTTTATTTCCAACTTGAGCATCGTTTCTAGGCTCTGATCTTCCTGCAGCAATAATCATTTTACATTGTTCAGGTGTAAAGATTGGTGAAGTTGTTTCTACTATATAAGATTTCCAACGTGGTTCTGTTATCATATTAATATCCGTATTCTACCCATCCTGTTATTATATATTTATCATTCGACAAAGGTGGGTTGCCTCTATGAACGTGTGTAAATTGTGAAGGCCAAACTAACATAGTATTTTTTTCAGGTTTGAATCTACATTTTTGATATAAAAATTCTGTCTCTCCACCTTCAGTTACATCATTAAGATAAACCATAAAAGCTAGTATTCTATTTCTTGCTTTCATTTCAGCATTTTCACAATGCCAAAAATGATAACCCTCACCTACTTTAGTTTTTTGTATTTTAACTTCTAGTATATTGTGTGTTGCTAATTTTTTTAGGTATGAATATTTTTGTACATACAGAGGATATACTTCTTTAAAAAACATATCTATAAAAGGTTTGTTGTTATAAGTCATTGCAACACTAGTATCTCTTATAGTGTCGATTGCATTATCAGATACTAACAGCTCATCTTCTTGTCGAGGATATACTGCACCTTGTTGTTCACACTTATTAAAATAATTTGTATAATCCTCTATTAATTGATTTGGCATAAAGTTTTTAAATAATCCTATATGATTATCTATGTAATATTGTTTATCCATTAATTAATGCCTCTATTTCTAATAGGATCAAAATCTACATCACAATTTGCAGCAAGAGTTCGTCTTATCTCATCGGTTCCATTAAATGGATATACGCAGTGTCTCATATCATAGGGAAAGACATAAAAATCTCTAAGATTCATAGGTGGTTGATAATCTATCTTAGCAAATTGTCCGTTAGCTGCACCTAATATTTGTAGTCTACCATTTTGTTCAATGTGTCCTGCAGAATATTCTTTACCATAGGTTGACGGTAGTTTTAAAATCATTACACTCGATAATCCCGTAAACAATGTTCCTCTATGAATATGAGTTGGATTGTACTCATGTTGTTTCATTTCATTAACCCATACAGAGTTTAAATGATTTTTATAATCTCGTATAGCATTAAACTTTAAATAGTGATTAAACACCTGCATAAAATAATCTGTTATATTTTTAGGTAAAAAGTTATGTCTTTTTATTTTTGATTCATCTTTACCTAAGTAAAATAAAGAATGTTCTTTTTCTATCTTACCAACTAATTGTCCATTAGCAGGTGCAAGACTATTATAATTTTGCTCATAAATTTGATTAATAGATGCAAATATATCAAATGGCACTTGATATTTAATAATACACTGACCTAAAAATACTGGTTTAAAATTTAATGTGTTCATATTTTTCTTTTATGCTTTTTGGAATTTTTTCTATATAAGGGTTATATA